GCCTCTGATACTCAAGTAGGAGGGGATCACTACACTAAGTTAGAGATACAGCCTATGGCCTATTCAATGGCTAATAACTTGAATGCTCTACAGCATACAGCTATTAAGTATGTTACTCGGTATCAAGATAAGGGGACAGCTCTGCAAGACTTAGCCAAAGCTCGTCATTGTATTGATATGATGGTTGAGGATTGGATGGAGAGGGAGGAGTATAAAGAAGTGTGGTCTGGCTCATAAGTTATATAACTGGAAGGAGGTAAGAGTATGAAGTATACAATGAAGGATGTTAATAAGTTGATGATTGATCGAGGCTGGAGGCAAACTCAAGCGATGGATTATTACATCAAGATTGGTGCTAAGTCTGGACTAGGTGTGTCTAAGAATGTAGTAAATAACTACAATAGAGCACTTAGAAGCATCAAGTGAATTTCCGCAGGAAACTTTAGGCAATATAAAGGGGACTTAATTGTCCCCTTATTTGTTTCTAATCCTTGAGACTATCTGGCATACTCTCTTCTAATCCTTGTTTATGATACCAAGCAGACAACCACTTAGCTGCATACTCAGGACTAGTCTGCTTCAGGCTGTAAGCAAACTGTCTACCTACACCTAGTCTAACATTCCTCACCGCCTTATCTAATTGCTTCTTCTTTAAGCTATCAGGTAGAGACTGGTAAGCAGGGCTAGCAGTGATTCTTTCTAGGACAGGTGTTAAGGCTTTAGCATTAAGCTCACGTAGATAAGATAACTCCTCACTATCTAACTGAACCCCACCTAGTCCATTCCTTATCCCACCTTTGTCCCAGCCAATGTCCATCATATGATTCTGTAATGGAGTCAACGTACTAGATGCTGTGGTACCAATGTTGAACATAGCCTTTGTCATATCAGTCTCGTAAGCATCCCCATACACGCCATGCTTCTTAGGTAACTGCTGACGATAGAAAGGTATACGAGCCTGTATACGCTCCATCACACTCTCAGTTTGCCTATCATACTTATCCATAGCCTTAGCGATGTTAGCTGTGATAGCAGGTGTTGCAGGTCTGAACAACGTCTGAAGGAATTCGTCACCAGTGTTTACGTTAGGATCAACGAGAGCATTGGTTAGTGAGTGGAACCCTTCAAGGAATGTCTTAGAAGTGAGGTTACTCTTAAGAGCATACATCATGTTACCAACTAACTCCCAACCTTCCTCTGTATTTATATCGTCATCATCTAGGTAGTTACCAGTGAAGTCGAAGAGGTCTGCTGCCATAGCCAATGGAGTAGCTAGTGGTTCAATACGTGCATACTCAACCCATGTATCACCAATCTTAAGGGAGTAGGGCTTGATACCAGCATCCTTCCAACGCTGCCTCTCAGTAGGACTACGAGGTAAGCTACCAGTTAAGTTCTCGTCTTGGAACATAGTACCTACCATAGCAAAGATGGAAGCTCCTATGATCTGACGAGGTAATAGTTCACTATATTCCATCTTATGAGAAGGGCCGTGTAGTGGTACAATGTTAGTCCTGAAGTCTAAGAATGTCTCACCTATACCTTCTCTACCAATCTTCTTCAATTGTATGGTTGGAATTATTGGTATATAGTTATACCCTTCTTTGATGATGTTCCAAGGAGTCTTAATGAAAGGCATATACAAGAAGAATGCTGGGTACTTATGACGAAGCTCCTGTACCTTCAGAGGGATACCTTCTAGTCTCTGCTGGAAAGCATTGAACAAGGCATCATCACGTATACCAGATACAATCAGGTTACCTTCCTTAAGTGCAGCAGACTTATCCAAAGGAGGCCCACCAGCAAGTGAGCGCTCTTCAGCACGAGCAGCTACAAAAGTTCTAGCTCTATCATCCCAGTGAACAGACAATCCATCATCAGGAAATAGATCCTTCTTGTACCGCATATTCAAATCACTAAAGGAACCCTTACCTGCCTTGCTGTCCTCAGTGGCAAACTTAGCTGCAAGTTGGTAGAGGGACTGCCTACGGAATCTACTCTTACCATACTCATCTATACCTACAATGAGCTTAGTAGGGAAACGTATAACCCCTTCTATCATCGTACCGCCAGCACGAGTACGTCCGATGGAGTTATGCATGTAGTCCTGCATGTCATTTAGTACTGTACTAATCTCTTTCTGTGACATGAACTCAGGGTTTTCAATCTTAAGAACATCCTTAACATAGCTATCCCATTCCTTCTTGTCCATCTTAAGCATACGTCTAGTGGTGTCTTGATCCAGTGAATACCCTTTAGAGAATCCCTCACGGAAGTACATACCATCCATAGCAAATCCCTCAAGAGATGCCTGCCACATAGCCTTAACTTGGTTCCATTCCCTACCACCCTTAGTGACACCTATAGTGTCTAACACTAAGCCAATAGTTTCGTTAACATTCTTAAGGGTTTGCTGAACACCTACAGAGATCATGTTGACTAATGGCGTACCTAAACCAGACAACATAGAGTTAGCTAGTACATCAGTACCTACATCAAAGGCACTCACCTTATTATCTTTCCTAGCTAGGTGCTCAACTAACCACTGCCTCTGCTGTGTATCACTAAGGTGACTAACAACAGAAGCATTGAGTGAAGAAGTGTTCACTGCTACTTTACATTTGGGGGATAATTCTGACATTAACATTTAACTCCAGCAAACAATGACTCGATCTCTCGATTGTCTGCAATATCTTGATACATCTTACGTCTAAAGTTTAAAGATGCTGACACCTTAGAACCTTGACCCTTGAACCATCCTTGGATACCATAGTATAAGTTAATATCTGCGTGGAGTATACTAACCTCATCAGCAGACATAGCGTCAGCATGTTTCAGAAGAGCATGAGTGTTGAATAATTTATTGTCCACTTCAATCATAAGATCTTTAACAGCAGCCAACTCTTGAGCAGAGAAGATCTTCTCAGGGTTATCTAGTATGTACTTAACCATACCTCCTAGATCTTTAATCTTATTCTTCCTTAGAAAAGAGGCACCACTCTTCTCTATATTAGCAAACGTATAACGTCCACCTTGGAAGCCACGAAGAGCTGAAGTATCAAGACCACGAGTAGCAGCAATCTGGGCCACTGTGTCAGTGTACTCTTTAAGTATCTCTGACTCTTGGTAGGCACGTTCATGAGCATCCCATTCTTGATTGGTAGGCTCTTCTCCTCTCTCTAACTTTCTGTTGACATTGTCAGTTGCTTCTTGTGAGCGAGAACTAAGCTTAATCTTAACAATTGGTTCTTTGTTCTCCCCACTAACCTTACCATCTGCAAGACGCTGAGTAACATTCTCTGCTGTATCTGTACGTGGTAACATCTGCTGTGCTACTTGACGATCTAAGCTAACTTTACGGGCACCTGCACTATCTTCAGCTACCTTTATATTATCCTCACCAATACCAAGCTTCCTAAACAACTCACTATTAGCGGGAGCTGGGTATCTAGCTGATGGTACCTGACTGGCGGTTAGAGGTTCACTAATAATCTTAGAAGGTTTGAAGGGCTGAGTTACAGACTTCATCCGAGAACTTAAGTCAGCTACCTCAGAGAACTTACCTTCCTGTAACTTAGTTAGAGTTTCTAATGCCTGACGCTTAGTAGTCTTCCTTGCTAAGTCCAGTCTCTGAGTCTCTGTTGATGCCTTGAGTGCTTTGATCTGACCGTTAACTGATACTTTAGTAATAGGATTCTTAAGCTTAGCTGCTACCTTTTCAAGTGCCTTTAGTTTACGTTCTCCTTTAGAGAGATCACCAGTTAATATATCAAGAACACTTTGATCCTCTGCTCCTTTACTCTGCAAAGTTAAATCTTCTTTAACCCTACTGATGGCCTGCTCTGGAGTGTGTATAGCAGCAGCAACATTATCTATTGCTTCCTCTGATGCCTCTTCTAGATCGTCTGCTTTGGAAGGGGTTTTATTAGTAAGTAATTTACCAATACCTCCGCCTAATACACCACCAATAACACTAGAGCCAATGACGTTGACAGTACGTGAGTCACCATACTGCTCATAGACAGGCTCTAAGGCTCCACCAAACGCTCCGTGAGCAACTCCCCTAGAACCATAGGTCAATGCCTTAGACGCAAAGGTAAGAGGCTTCAGAGCAAAGGCTGGGAGTGTCACAGGGTCTATGAAACCACCAGCCAACATACCTGCAATAGAGGACTTAGGACTTTGTTCCATCATAACACGAGACTTATGCTCTTCTATGGCATCCATCCTCTTTTCTGAGTGGCTCTGATTAGTGCCTAACCATGCGCCTATGCCTCGTACAGAGGAGGACATAGATCTTGTCATGTTAGTGGCGAACGCTTCAGTAGAGGAATACTGCTCCCCTAACTCCGCCTCCCTCTCAACCATAGCATTAGCCATTACATCTTCAGGAGTTCCATCAGGGAATTGTAACCTACCTAACTTATCATGCTGTATAAAAATAGCCATTGTGCTTCCTACTCAGGTGGTGTCCATTCTGTGCCAGTGATATCTTCTATTGCTCGCATACTAGCTTTCATATCCTCAAGGAGTCTCCCATATCCAGCACTCTGTGTGAAGCTGCCATCAGCCCTTTGGTACTTCTTCATATCTTTCTGATGTTTCGCAATACGTGCCTCATAGTATGCTACTTTTTTCTTATCATCTGCCGAAGTAAGAACTTTAGCTGCTTGATTCTCATCCTTAACACGTTGGATATTAAGATCTATAGTCTTAGCTATATCAGAATCTTGAGGAACTAGAGATTTTGATTGCTCAAGGGTTGCTATCTCCTCTTTAGCTGCCTCACTTAGAACTGCTGTCTCCTCTTTATCTAAGGGAATATCCTTAACCCACGCCCCATTCTTCCATACACCATCAACAGACTTATCACCATCTTTTGGCTTCTCATTCGTAGCCTTATACTGGGACGTTAGATCCTCTCCTGTCACTACATCTATCACCTCACCTTTAAGCGTAATACGTACTGTACGCTTATCAGCTATAGGAGCGCCATAACCTGCTGGGTTAGGTTTAGTACCTACGATAACATCACGTACCTCACCAAACTCACGGTCAGCAGCAGTGTTAGAAGCAGCTAGATCTGAAGCTTCCATCTCAGAAGCCTTAGCATGTAGTGTCATAGCTTGAGCATAGTTACCATTCATCATCAACTGACTCGCAGCTTGGCGTATACCAGCAGCAGTGGTTAAGTCAACACCTTGCATACTATCTTGCACACTCTGTGCTTGCTGCATATCAGGTGTCTGTAAACCAAAGACAGAGTTAATCCCTGCCCCTAACATACCACCCCCAGCAGCTCCAATAGCATAGTCAGCACTCATACGAGAGGCTTGATCTATACCACCTTGAACACGCTGTTGTTGTATTACATTAGGATCTAAACCAAATAAACTCATTACATCGCTTGCCATAATTATCTCCTATTAATACCCATATGGGTTGTTACCAGCTGTTCCAGAATCGGTATTATAATAAGGATCTGACATAGCTCCATAGCTGTTCATCCTATTATTTCCTACAGTGGTATTCATGTACCTCTGAGTAGGAGTAGTTGTTAATGCTCTATTACCAGTATTCCAATTACCCATTGAAGACCCTAGTCCTTGCATACCCCCTGCCATTGATTGACCCCTACGTGCCATAAACCCAGCACCTTGACCATATGCATTGATTAAGTTATTTCCTGCTGCGTTGTTAGCACTAGACCTATAATTACCTAGCATACCACCCAACTGCTGTTGTTCCATACCAGCTCTGTCTAAGCCTTGTGAGGCATTCAACATACCAGTACCAACATCAAGATCACGTAGTCGTTGTCCTTGTGCTCTATCAAAGGCATTATATCTATCCTCTGAGTCCTGCTGTGCAAAGGCTTGAGCAAACCCATAACCATCAGGAGACATCATACCTCCACCTGCAGCACCTAATGACTCAGCTCCCATCTGTAGCCCACCTCGACCAGTGCCAAACATACTTTCACCGAGCTGCATTGCTTCTGCATTACGGCTTCCTGCACCCAACTCTCGTTGTTGGTTATAGAACTGATCAGCTAGTTGATTATAATCACCACCTGCTGCACCAAATGCTGCACTACCTAGTCCCATCATCTGGTCTTGTTGTGCTTGATAACGAGGATCTAATTCAAAGGATGCTTGTCCATCTTCAAACGAAGTAGATCCAATACCAGAGGTAACACCATAAGGCTTATATGTACCTGCTCCATAGGCTTTGTCACCAGCCTCAAACATCTTGTCACCAGCCTCTCCTAACTTCTTCTGTGCTTGGTTAGAACCAGCTAGCCCTATCAAGCCTTGTACAGCTGCTAATACTGACATTATGAATCCCTCCTCCAAAAGTAAACTACTATGTATGGCTGTAAGTTATTATGCGCTCCACTACCACCTGTGTCATTTATACCACTACTTCTAACTGTTGTGGATGCACCTACAGTGTATTGAGGCCCTCCTGCACCACCAGAGCCTGTTGCATGGTTTAGGGTGTGATTGTGACTAGGCATCTCAGCAACAGTAGTCGTGTGACTAATCTCACCACCAGAATCTCCTGCAGTAAACGTCTGTGTCACTGGCTGGTCATCAGTTACAGCACCAGCTCCCATAAGGACACGACCAGCGCCAAAGGCAACCCATACCCCTACACCCATCTGAGCAGCTAACGTACTAGCAGTATAGGAGTTAGTTGTCGTAAAGATGGAATGCACAGGATAGACTAAGGCATTGATCACTGCTGCTGTAGGAGTGGCCGCCTGTACAAATTCTGTAGTAGCTAACTGTGTAGTATTAGTACCCACTACAGCTGTAGGTGCTTCAGGTACTCCTATAAATACTGGACTTGATTTGACAAATTCTGTAGTAGCTAGCTGTGTCGTAGATGTACTAGGAATAGCAGTAGGAGCCACTGGCACTCCTGTCAGTACTGCATCATCCGTATTAGCTTTAGTTGCTGATACAGTTTCAATGGAATTGAACTCATCATCAATCTCCTGACCTTTGATTCGCTTAAGAGGATCACCTGATACCAAGCTATCTTTAGAAGCAAAGTTTGTGAACTTTGTATAGTTACTCATTATATGACCCTACCTTGTTTAATATATAAATCAAATTTCTGGATAGATACTTCATCCCCACTGATTTGTGTTTCAAAGCCCAGCTGAACTACTGATCCACTCCCTCCAACGGAGAGTTTAATACGGTCAGTACCTCCTCCACCGGCAAACTCAGCATTACCTTCTACACTAGCTACACCTGTAGTCTCAGCAGACCAAGTATTGGGAGAGACACCACCAGCATCCCATGTGATTAAGTATCCAGCCTCACTAGCACTAGGCCCATACTCCGAGTAGTCACCAGTTATACCATACTCAGCAATAGTGGTTTGTTTTACCGATGCATTATATGATCTGTATTGGTCAGTATAATCTGTACCTGTTTTAATTGTGAATATCTGTCCACTACCTCCAATCAGAGTTATACCAATACTCTTAAGTATCTTAGTGGTTGTTGGTTGATCGAAGTCAAAGTAGTTAGTATAATATAACATCCTATATGTAGATCCACTATCTAAATAGGTACTGTATTCAGCTATACCATTGACCTGACCAAACAGTAGCTTACCTGCCTGAGTAGCTATCATTCCCCTATGTGTTATACCTTTCCAACGTGTTACCCTAGACGCTCCATTCTCTAACTTACCTCTCGTGTCAAAACAATATACCTGCTGACTAGTAGGGAAGCTTAGTAAATAGAATGCATGTAGAGGGGAGTAGACACTTTTAATATCATCATAAGATTCATCAGCTACTGCTGCTGTAATGTCGTCACGTACATTAATAGAGATGTCCCCAACTGGAGTAGACTTCTCCTGTATCACTCGACTAAGAGATCGAACACCACTATTAGATAAGAAGAATATATCAGTACCTGTATTCTGTACTGAGTCACGGGCTATACAGCCAACACCTTCTATAACTTCTACTAATCTTAATGTAGTAGGAGTAAGATAATTATTATTAGCATCTGTATCTCCATAGATTACAATGGAGTTCTTACAGAAGATAATTAAGTAGCCGTTGAAAGCGCCTAGAGCTACAATAGAGTCCCCACCTCTAGTCCATGCAGTGGCAATGTCTAACACACCGCTAGACCCTATGCCTCCCCATCGACCACCTCCTCCATTAGTAATAACTAGATCTGAGAAGTGAACTGTATGGTTGTCCCCTGTAATATCAGCAGCCCATAACCTACCATAGGCAGAGAGCACAGTGTTTGCCTGAGGAGCAGACCCACTCGCATGGGCATGGTCTTCTAATCTCCCAACAACCCCTGCAGTCTGAATCAATGGCTCATGACCACGTTGGAACATATATGCGTGGTCACTTAAGTTAACAGCCTGCCAATTATCTGCTGTGATTGGGACAGCTACAGAGGTTACAGCGTTAATGATAGGTGTTTGTTCAGTGAGGGTACTATACCCAGTATATACTTTATTATCACCCCATGATGAATAGGTAGTAGCACCTGCATTGTCTATAAACTCATGTATTCCTTTCAAGTTAACTGAAGTACTTCCTACTGTACGATAGAGCCAACCATTACGAGCACCTAATCGCCCATACTTATCTATTACACAGTTTGTAGCTTCTAAAGCAAAACCAGAGGCTAAAGTAATACTACTTTCCTGCGTGTTTAAACCATAAAATCCTGGGGCTGCTATTGATGTGGATTGTAATTGTGCCATTAGCTATACCAAATTAGTTCTTCAGGATGTTTGTTTGCATCTAA